AAGCCTTATTAGGGCAAATAAAGAAAATTGAATCTGAAAAGAATTTAGATACAGAGGTGTTAAAATCAAAAGAAATTTGTAGATTGAGCAATCAAGTTATAAATTTGCATAAGTTAAATTTAGAAGCTCATAAGCTGGAAAATTTGGGAGATGTTAAAGTATTGCATGAATTTTTTAAAAAGTAAATTCGTGATTCGCGAATTGCGAATTGTAGGATAAAATACTCATAGATAGGTTATAAATTCTACAATGATGCTTAATATCTACATAAAGGTAAATATAGTAAGTAATAATCAACAAATTTCTAAAAAATAAAATGAAACAACTATATAATTACATCATCACAAAAATAGCTTTTTACTTATATGCAGGAAAAGACAATAAAAAACTAACTGCCGAAAGTTTTGCAAAGGCTATTAAATTCTGCGAAAAACATCAAAAATAAAATATGCAAATAAATAATATTAAAAAAGAAGATGTAAAAAAGATATATAGTGATGCTATCTTAAATTCTTATAGTCATCATATAGATATATTCGACCCCAAAAAACACTACAACAGAAGTCCATCAGATATAGGATTTAAAGAATTTTTAGATATGTTTTCAAAAGAAAAATTTAAACATATAACAATAATATACAGAGAAGCTAGAACCGATTGGGATTTCGAGCATTGGGAGTTTGGTCTGTGTAATACTAGTATATATTTAAACATCAAAGTGTCAATAAAACAAGCTGAATTAATTTTTAAAAAATACAATTTAACATACAAAAAATGCAAGTGCAATACATCCAATACTGAATTTGTACAAATGTGTGATAAGTGTATAGATACTATTAAGCTAGGTTAAGATATAGTAATAAATATCTTTTCAGTTTTACTAATTTATATTTTTTTGCTTTCCATTCCAGTAACACTACACCAGCTATAACCTCTTTTTATATCTGATATAGTAGGAATAGATATATTATATTTTTTAGCAATTATACTATATTTTGAATTATCTTTAAATATTTCCAACACTTTGTTATTCGTTAATTTAGATTGACTATTTTTTTCTCCTTTTGCTGACCTAAGTCCTATTTTTATAGCATGTTTTTGATTTTCACTTTGAGTATTCCATTCTAAATTTTCAAGTCTATTATCACTCTTTAATCCGTTAATATGGTTTACTTGTGGCTTTGATGATTTATTATCTATAAATGTATTAGCAATCAATCTATGCACTAAAAATCGTTTAACTTTTTTATCTTTTACTAAATCAACAGCATAATAACCAAAAGTTACTTTTATAGGTTTTAATATCCTAGTGCCTTTTCTTGTTTTTTTAGGTAAACTAATAATATCTCCATTTGAACATGCTGAATATAATCCCTTATATCCAGTAATTTGTTTAAAAATATTCATTTTATTTTACTTGATTACGACCACAAATATAATAAATTAAATATTAATATATAGATTATTTTATCCTTAATACTTGCTTTCTGTTTTTGCCATGATTATAACTTATATGTACCCATTCAGGACCACTATTATCCCCATATTCAAAAATTAGTTGGTCAAATTCTAAATTATCCTTAGCAAAATCAAATAATTTTTTATTTTCAATCTTACTTCCAGCATCAATATCAATAGCTTGACCTTTCAAATGTTGCGAATTTTTAGCACCACCTACTTTTCTATTTAATTCTAAAGACCTAAAAAAACTACTAACTCTTAATGGTTTGCCATAAAATTCTCTAATTGGGTCGAAACATTTAGTACCAACTATTTTCATATTTTGTAACTGCTCATCATTAGGCTCGTTTTTAATCCCGTGTCTTATTGCCGTTTGGCTTTTAGTTGCTTCGTTGTATGATATATATTTAGATATTTCCATTTGATTTTATTTTGTAACAAATTTAGCACATATTTGTTACTAATTTTTAATATTTTTCAATTCTAGTAGGCATTTTTCTAAGTTTAATTTAGAACGCTCCATAGCTTCATAGTCATTCTTTTCTTCAAACATTGCTATTAATTGCTTATAGGTTGCAATATCCTTTTCAATTTCTTTTTTAGTTCTTTTTTTCATATTTTACTTCATTCCAAACATATTCTTTAAATTCTCAAGTACATCATCATCATTTATTCCCTCATTTATTCCCCCATTTATTCCCTCATCTATTTTGATAATGTTTATATTGTTTTTCAATTTATTGATAGCGTCATTTTTGCTTTCAGCTTCTACTTCGTACTTCATCTTTTTGCCAAAAATTTCAAAGTAAATTTTATATGTTTTCATTTTATATAATTTAAGCGTAAATACTACCGATTACTTCTATTTTACTCATTACTTTGCTATCTTCTACTATTATCTTATTCATAACCTCATCTATCCCATATTCGCTCCATAAGTAGTGATACAAGTACTTTATAAATTCAATACTGCATTGACTATTATTCAAATTCAAATAAATCCTATCGTATGAGTCATAGATAGTGCTTATTCCGTTAAATAATTCAACTGAATCTACTTTGTTAAGCATCCCAGTTTTGAAATATTTTATTTTTATAATTTTCACAAAGCAAATATAAATATTAATTATTATATTTACACGTTCATTTTTATTGTTTTGGTTTGGGGAGTATTTATACTCCCTATTTTGTTTTTAATAAATAATGTTTATATTTGCGAAACCAATAGTCAAAAAAATGACAAAAACAGATATATGTAGAACTTATTTAAAGAAATTTCCAAATTTTCCAAACGCTAAATTGGCGAGGATTATAGTCAAAGATAATCCGTTAATGTTTGAGAGTGTAGAAGCCACTAGAAGCATAATTAGAGGAATAACAGGTAATATTGGTAAGCGAGTTGTAAAAATAGATGCTGAAAATAAAACTCCACCAAAACCAATGAATCCATATAAACTTCCTGCGTCCGATGAAACAAGTTTTACTCAATTTGTTATTAAAGCTAGTAAAGTATTAGTACTTTCTGATATTCACATACCTTATCATTCCATTAGTGCATTAACTGCTGTATTTGATTATACAAAGAAAATGAAAATAGATGCTATTTTACTTAATGGTGATGTCCTAGATTTTTTTGGATTAAGTAGATATTGCAAAGACCCTAAGAAAAGAAATTTTGCAGAGGAATTAAAAGCATTTGAAGAATTTATGGATATACTTAACAATATCTATAAATGCAAAATTTACTTAAAAATTGGAAACCATGAAGAAAGATATAATCATTTCCTTTGGCAAAAAGCAGGAGAAATAGCTGATGTGGAGGAGTTTCAACTTGAAGAAATAATTAAAAAAAGAGCCAAAAATGTTACAATAATTGGTGAAAAAAGAATTATAAAATTAGGACATTTGAACGTGTTGCATGGACACGAATTTGCTGGTGGTGTATTTAGTCCTGTAAACATTGCAAGGGGTTTATTTTTAAAAGCTAAGGCATCAGCTATGCAAGGACACAACCACCAAACAAGTGAACATTCAGAGAGCAATTTAGAGGGCAAATTGACTACAACATTTAGTTTAGGATGTTTATGTGAATTGAATCCTGAATATATGCCTATAAACAAATGGAATCATGGTTTTGCAATAGTAGATATAGATGCTAAAGGCAATTTTGAAGTTCAAAACAAAAGAATATTAAAAGGTAAAGTACTATAATGATACTATCATTAATAATATTATCTATTTGGGTGTTAGGGCTAACTTACTTTATATTTACTAGAAAATATCAAGATGACGAGGTTATTGACGAAGAGTTGGAAGAAGATATAGATTTTGAATTTGAAGCTCCTACTAGAGCTGAAAATATGCAAGTAATATCACTTGCACATGAATTATTTGAGCAAAGCGACCCCATGATTAAAAGCCAACAATCTACTAAGGAACGCACTATTAAGAAGTGTAAAAAGATTGCAAAAAGATACGTAGATGAGATTTATGATGAAACTTTTTATGTAGAAAAAACAGAAGAAAATGGAACAGAAAGCTAAAACAAAAGAAAAAGAATTAAATGCTTTTAGGAAGCATAAATTATTCGCAGGTAGGATAATTTCATTTTCAAAGAGTGGATATAGAAAAGCATACCCAAACAATGAAGTTATATTTAACTCATTTATTTACACTCCCAAAGGTAGAGTAGTGTGGTATGGCGATATTGATTTAAGTAGAAGTTGGAAGCAAGTATGGAAAGCTATGCAAGATTTAGGACTTAAAGAATTGCACATACAGTATGAAAATAGCGAATATCAAAAAGAAGCATCAATGTATATAATACGTGACAATAAATTATTTAAGTACGTGCGAGTAGCGAGTAATTTTACTTATAGAATATTTTAATTTTAATTTAATAATATTTGTATATATTTGCAATATTATTCACCAGTTTTTGGGTAATTCTGGGAGAGTTTTCATTTTATTGTTTGGTTTAAAGGTGCTAATAATTAGCACCTTTTTTATTTTTCCAATTCTTTTATTTTAGCCTTATAAGTTTTTATTAAATCTTGTATTTCTGGAATGGTTAGCCTTAATACATTTGCTCTATTACTCGTTAATATTTCAAACCTTTCAGTTCCTATTCTTTTAGGTAAATTTATTGCATATTCGCTTATATTTCCATGTTTCTTGCAGTTGCATGAACTACATTGTTTGTGGACATTATCTTCGTTAAATCGTAAACTAGGATTTGAGCCAACTGAATAAAAGTGTCCAGCATGATATTGCACATTATCCTTTAAAGTATTGCAGGTTATACAAGGCAAATTTTTATCACGTAATCGAATATAAGTATTAAACACTTTCTGAAAAATATTAAGCCATTCACTTAAAGTCATTATCTTTTCTTTAAGCTCTTTTTTTTCTTTGACTTTAGCCTTTTGTATTTGTTTTGAACGTAATTCTTTGACAGATTCATTAAATGCTTTAATGCACTCTATTTCATCCATGCAATACTTTTGATTAAAGTATTTAGGTGTGAATTTTACTTTGCATTGCTTACATTTAGGCATATTGTATGTTTATTTTACAAATTTACTATAAAATTATCACTTTTTATGCAATTTTTTAGGCTTGATTATCAATACTTTATAAAAATAATGCTTTTTTATTTGCATTTTTGTACAAATAAATTTGCATAGTTGTAAAAAGGTTGTATATTTGCATCATCAATTAAACAAAAAATAAAAAAAATGAAAATTCTAATTAAAGACACAAACACAAATCAGTATTACGCAGTAGGATGTGAAGCTAATCCTAAAGGTTTTTTATCGAATGCGCAAGATGAAGGTAGCCCTGATATTAATGATTTTCCATTTTGGACAGATAATATTGATGAGGCTTATGATTTTGGAAGCAAAAATCTAGCAATTAATGAAATGAATATGAATGACACTACAGACAACGGAACTCGTAATCCAATAATTGTTGCTGAATAAAATAATTGTATTATAATACACCAATTAAATAAAAGAAATAAAAAATGAAAAATTCAATAAGTATATCAGATTTTAATTTAAAAAGAGTAGGTTATGGACAATATAATGTAACATATATTAGTCCAACTACAGGCAAAGAATACACATCAAGAACCACAGACAGTAGTTTAATAGACGCTACATTTAATTCAGATAGTGCGAAAATAAAAGACTTAAATTTATTAAAAAAGATAGCAAAATATAGTTGCACACATAATTGGTAATACTCACACTTAAATTTCAATAATTAAACAAACAAAACAAAAAAAATGAATACTTACACTAAATATTGCCCAAATGTATGGGTTGCAAAATGCACACAAAAACATCAAAAAGATGATATAATTATATTAACAACAAAATATGGTAAAGAAAATGAGTGTTATGTGCATAATCTTTTATTTGAAAAAGATGGTTTTTTTTATTATTCAATTACTAGAGTAGATGGTTTAAACTCTAAAGAAAGAGCAAAACAAAAAGCAAAAAAATTACAAAATTGGGCTAATAATGCAGAAAAAAGAAGTACATCATATTGGGAAGCATCACAAGAAGGCAAAGATTTTTTAGTATTAGCTGAACCTATAAAAATAGGACATCACAGCGAAAAAAAACATAGGTCTTTAATCGAACGTAACCATAATCGAATGAAAAAGTGTGTAGAAGAAAGTAATAAGTCAAAAGAATACGAATCAAGAGCAGAATATTGGGCAAAACTCGAAAATAAAATAGATTTATCAATGCCAGAAAGTTTAGAATATTTAGAATATAAACTAGAAAATGCTATCGAAAAACACGCAGAATATAAAAATGGCAAACGTAATCAAGAGCATTCTTTTTCAATTACTTACGCAAAAAAAGAAGTAAATGAATTAACAAAGAAACTTGAAATAGCTAAAAAACTTTGGTTATAAATTTCAATAATTAAATAAAATTAATTATATTTGCATTAAAATAAAATTACAATGATAAGAAAAGAATTAAGTAAACTAGACAAAGAAAAATTAGCAATATTTGTTCACATGAGGAATAAATTAAAGCTAGGTAATACCCTAAAACGTAAAGGTATAAGCATTTACAAACAAAATCAAATAGTTGAAACTGGATTGTGTGATGATATAGAATTAAATATTATTAATGATGTGTGGGAAACTGTACAACATCCAGAAGGAGTAGAATAATGAATAAATTTGTACAAATCGAGTATGATGCAGTCGAGGAATTGCTTACATACTACCTAAATACAGAGGATAGCGAAGAACAAAGTATACATATAAGTAAACAAGAAATAATTGAAGAACTAGGGTATGAAACTAGAAATAGGTTTGATGAAATTGAGTTTACGGATGGTTCAGTAATTGATAAATTCAATGGCTCACATAGTCAAGATGAATGTTGGCAAATACTATCTGAATATGAGCCTACTGATGAAGAACTTTATAAAATAATTGAAATAAAACATTAAAAAATGAATCAACTATTAGACTTATTAGTACAATATGCTAAACTTCAACAAGGATATGAGGATATGGCTGAAAATGCAAAAAGAATGGAGCAATGGCAGTTCTATGACGAACACATTGCATCTGCTTTATTGCAAAAAGAAAAGGTAGAATCTATTAAATTAGAAATCTTAAAACTCGTACCACATGAAGCAAACAATTAACTTACTAATAGACTTTATAAAGTCTTTAGATTTTTACAAATTATTTATTTATAGTGCATTTACAATAGGTGCATTAATAGTATTATATAAATTATTTAACTAAACAAAAAACAAACGAACAAACAAATGAAAAACCTAGTAAACATTCAAAACGAACTGAAAGTACCCAAAGGGAATCTAAACAAATTTGGTAATTATAAGTATAGAAGCGCAGAGGATATACTTGAAGCAGTAAAACCTATTTTATTAAAATATGGTGCTACATTAACACTTACTGATGACATAGTAAGTATAGGTAATAAAATATTCTGTAAAGCTACTGCTACACTAATGCTAGATAGTGAAAGTGTATTATGTAACGGATTTGCTGAAACTAGTGAGCATAAAGGAATGAGTGCAGAACAAACAACTGGAACTGCATCTAGTTATTCAAGAAAATACGCTCTTAATGGTTTATTCTTAATAGATGAAACTGAATCGGATGCAGATAGTCAAAAACCTATTGAGCCAACTAAAAAACTTCCTGAATTAAAATTTGAAACTCCGCAATACAAACAAACGTATGAAAAGATATTAGCTGGTATAGTTACTATTGCAAAAGTGAAAGAATTTTACACACTAAGTATTGAAGTAGAAACTGCTCTAAAATCTATCAAATAATGTTAGCAGAACAAAGATTTGGAAAATTTACTGCATCTGAAATATGGAAGCTGTTAGTTAGTGGTAAAAATAAAGGTGATATATTTGGTGAAACTGCTAAAACTTACATCAAAGAAAAGGCAGTAGAAATACTTACACAAAGACGAAAAGAAAGTTTTTCATCACGTGCTACAGATTGGGGCAATGAATATGAATATAAAGCCGTTCAAGAATACAATAGATTTTATTTTGTAGATGTTGAATACTTTGGAAGTACAAACCCTAAGTTTTTTACTTGTCCTGAATTTGAAAATTACGCTGGTGGAAGTCCTGATTTCATAAATCCTTTAATAGTTGGTGAAGTAAAATGTCCATACGATAGTGTTAATCACTTAGACAACTTACTACTAAGAAATGTAGATGAGTTTAAAAAGTTACATAAAGAATATTACACTCAAATACAATTTAACATCCATTGCACAGGCTCGGAAGTAGGACACTTTGTAAGCTATGATTGGAGATTTCAAGATGAAAAGCAATTATTCATACTAGAGATACCAAAAGACCAAGAACACATAGAATTGATACTAGATAGGCTTAAGATAGCTATTGATAATTTGAATGAATTGATAATTTGAAATACACATCAACTATAAGATTAGATAACGGAGTTTTAAAACTCGTAAACAAAGCTGAAATGCTTAAATTTGCATTATCTTTGAATTGTAAGGAGTTTACATTTACTTTGGAAAAGAAACGAAGTAAACGAAGCAATGAACAGAATAGATATTATTGGGGTGTAGTAGTTCCATTAGTAAAACAAGGTCTTACAGAATTAGGCAATGTAGTTAGTTTAGAAAGTACACATGATTTTATAAAGTCTGAATTTAACTATAAAGAAATTGTAAATGAAACGACTGGCGAAGTAAAAAAGTTGCCTAATAGTACAACTCAATTAAACAAATCAGAGTTTAGTGAAATGATTGAACGTGTTAAAATATGGAGTGCTGAATGGTGCAATATTTATATACCAGATGCAGGAGAACAAATGACAATAGAATTATGATAACAATATTTTCATACCAACGTAAAGAAATGCTTACTAATTTACTTAGTGAGTTAGAAAAATATGAACCTATTATATTAGATGATGGTAGTGATTTTAAATTAGAATCATCAAACTTTCATCAATTTGAGCATGGTGGTAAAGAAAATTTCTATAAACTTTGGCAATTTGCATTTAGTGAAGCACAAAAAAGCAATGATGATTTTTTTATATTTTTACCTAGTGATTTTAGTAATATTGACTTATATAGAATTTATGATTACTACAATCAATTAAGGCATGAATCTTTTGTTTGTAATATTATAAATGATAATCGTAAATCTTGCTGGGGGTCGTACCATCCTATGAAATACAATAGCGAATTAAATAGAGTTTTCTTTACTGATTGCGGATTTTTCTGTAATAGATTAGCACTCGAAAAAATAGATTTTCACATTAAGGCAGTACCAAAAAGTAGATTTAATAGAACTAATATATCAAGTGGAGTAGGTCAATACTTAACTTATATATTTAATAAAAAAAATGTAAAGATATACACTCCTATAAGCTCATTAGCTTTTCATGGTGAGCATGAAAGTTTAATGCACCCAGAAGAACGAATTAAAACACCATTAATAAGTAGATGAAAAAAAGAGATTTAAAAGAAATAAAAAAACTTGCTGATAATTTACCACCTAGTAAAGAACTTCATTTGCATTATCCAATTATAAAAGGAATAAAACAACCTAAATATATGCTTGTTGATATAAACCATTATGATAGATTAAAAAAAGCATATACTAGAAATAAAGAAACTGGGATGCAAGGATATATCACTTGGTTAAAAAATAATAACGAAAAGATAAATAAAATGTTTAATCAATGAAAATAATAGTAGGCATTGCCACAATGAACGGACGTGAAGAGCAATTAAAAGAAACTTTTGAAAGTCTTTGCCCTTATGTAGATGAAATAAACATTTACCACAACGGAATAGAACCAATAGATTATACAGATAATGCTAAGTTTGAAAGCCTACAAAGATACAATGAACCGATTTATTTTTTTTCATGTGATGATGACATAATTTATCCCAAAAATTATATAAGTAAAACTATTGAATTAATAGAAGAGTATAAATGTATCATAACTTATCATGGCAGAATATTAAAAGGTAAAGGATTGAACTATTACAAAGGACATCAAGCGTTCCATTGCAAAGGTGCTAATTATGTAAATAGATATATTGATATAGCAGGAACTGGAGTAACTGCTTTTAGAACTGATTATTTTAATCCAATAGAACTTTATAAAAGTGAATACAAAAGAATGTTTGATTTGGTATTTAGTTTAGAAGCTAAAAAACAAGGCAAAAAAATATTATTAGGTAAGCACGATGCAAATTGGATTAAAGTCCAAAATATTCCACTAGAAAATACTATATATGGTATGGAAGTCAAAGACTGCTCAATTCAAAATAGTCTAGCAGATGAAATTCTTAGCTATTAAACTGAATAATATTGTATAACTGCTCTAGCTGACCTATAACCTGATGAACCTCTATAAATCCTAATTTCATAACCAGTACCTCCACTATTTATTTTTAATTCTGATATACCACCATTCACACTAGGCGACATTCCATCACCTACTACTGCTGTTGCTAATGTACCACTTCCGTTATATAAAGCAGACCCATTTGCAGTTGAAGCAGAAGGTATCTCTGGAACAGGACAATCTGGTGGCAATCCACAAGTAACTGATGTTACAGATACTCCTGCATTTGCATAAATTAATGTAAGTCTTAAAGTAACTAATTTACCTACTTGCGACCATCTATAAGAATGATTAGTTGCACCAGATGGAGCTGTTGTTGCAGTCCATGTTATTGAACCACTATATACTTGTTCTGCAATATCTTTAAATGTATTATCTGTAGCGTTTGCAGTTGTATTTGTATTATTAGCTCTAAATGAGTAAGCAGATAATGATGTGCTTTGATATATCGTATCAAAATAAGTCTTTAAAAAAGCCTTTATATTAGTCCAAGTAATTTTCTTTAATACTGAACTTTCAGCAGTTGCAACTAAATCTGTATTGTTTGGAGTTGCACTAGTAGAACCATTTATTAAAGAACCTATTGTTGATGCTGTTTCGTTTCCAGTATTAGTCCCACTTAGATTAGTGGCAGTAATTGAACCTGTAAAAGTATCTCCTGCTTTATTAGCTGGTGTATAACCTAATGCAGTTTGTTTGCCATTAAATGTACTCCAATCTGCCGAACTCAATGCACCTCTATTAGTAGCTGATGCAGTTGGTAAGTTAAATGTATGAGTAGTACCTAATGATGCAATGTTAAAATTTGTGCCACTTGTTCCAGTTGCAAGTGTTTGAACAGAACCAGTAAGCGAATTAATAGCAGTTATACCACTTCCACTCATAATACCTGATTGTTGAGTAACTGTAAGAATTACAGAAGCAGCCGATGGTGGTGGACTTCCAGCAGCATAGAATTGCATCTTAACATTTGTATGGTTAGTAGTACTCCATATTAATTCATAATATTGACCTGCAATGACTTCAATAACATAATTCCAAGCAACTATTGCATGACCATCAATACCACCATGTTTATTAGGTACTGAAACAAAACCAGCAGAACCTAATACATCTACTCCATTTAATCGTAACCATATTGTTACATCATTTAATTGAGTATCTGAATTTTGAAATTGTGAACTAAATTGAATATTATAAATCCCAGTATTTGCAAATGTAATTCTTGTTGGATTACTACTTAAATCGTTAGCTATTGATATGCCATTTGGTGTAACATCAGCAACTTCAAATCTCATCGCATAACCTGTATTCGAAGCAGAAGCAGTTTGTGTAGTATCTGTTTGCCAAGCACCATAATATCCTAATCCAGTACCACCACCACCACCACCGCCTGAACAATCGCATATACACGCTGTACGCAACCCAACTAAATAAGTATATAATAAATCAAATGTAGTGTAAGTACCACCATTAATCAAAGTAACATCATCTAATTTTATTTCATAGGTATTTCTATAATCCTTAATAGTAAAAGTATATTCACTATATGCAAATGTTGTTTCAGTTGCATTAAATTCAGCAATTACATTACCATTACTGTCTTTTAAAACTAAAAGACAATCCGATTTACTTATGTCGGTTACTATACACATTATTTTCCAGAAACATTAAAATCTTTTGCAACTGCTCCTAATACAGCTATAGCTACAGCTATAATTAATTGACCTATCTGCTCTTTACTTCCTGTAAATCCTTCCGAAATAAATGTTTGAGCTACTAATAAGCCTGATGCTATTGCACCTATTAATGTCGTTTTCCAATTTTTCATAATTTATTTTTTTTAATGTTATTAAATGATTTTAACCTTTTTTTATTTTGTTTTAAATTTTCAAATTCACTATTTACAATTTGTTCAACTTGTTCAGCATTGTAATCATCTTTTAATATTAATATATATTGATTAATTACATCTTTTTGAGAATATTTTTTTAAATCAGTTCTTATATTTTTTCTTATTAAATTATCTTTTTTTATTTCTTTTCTAGTTGCATCTTTTTTTGCTTCTACAATTTGAACTGGAGTACGAATTTCTTGTTTTTTTTCTATAACTGGCACTAATTCCTTAGTCGTGTCTGAAACGCTAGAAATTGACTTAAAAAACTGAATTATTAATTCAATAATTGATTGCCACATTTTTTTTCTTCTTTTAATTCAGGTTCTTCACTTTTATTTATGAAAAGATAGCTAAAAAAATTAATTGGATTAATGTCATCTTTTGCAATGCCAAGTTTATTATTTATTACTGCAACTTGACTTTCTAGCTTATTTGTCTTTTCTACATATTTGTCAATTTTGAAATAAGTTTGACTTGTAAAAAAGCAAACAATAGTAAACATTATTCCTGTTATTGTCTTATAAAAAAAATCTTGGTTTTTCATACAAAATTAAAAATATTTTATGGCTTTAAAGTTTATACCAACTAGTTTCCGTATCTCGTATAAATATCCTATCTGAAAATAAAGTGTAAGTAGTATTACCAAGTAAAAATTGAGCAACTATTTCACTATCTTGATTAGTTAATGTCAATCTGCAATTATCTACTGATATATCTGTTATTATGTTACAACCTGACATATTTAATATTGATTTTAAAAAATAGGCTGAGATAAACCCAGCCTATATATAAACAAAACAAACGAACTCTTTTTATTATGATACTACTGCTGGACAGAAATTGAAATCTGAACAACTAATATCGCCACAACCTAAAAGGTATTTTAATTTGAAATTACCCTCACCACCTGTACAAGTATACTTAGCAGTAGGTATGTAGAACAAATCAAAATGTTTAGATAAGGTTACAGTCCATTGTCCACCATCTACACACGTATCAAACTCCATTGCATAATCATATTTAATTCCATTGATTACCATTGTAGTTCTTACTGAATTTTCTTTGAACCACTCCCAATTACCTGTATATCTGTAAGGCTCTATAATTTGGATAGCTCCTTTTGCCCATGTAAGCGCCGCACATTCATTTAAAACTGCATCACTATTTGAATCATAGTAATATTGTAAGTCTGGTAATTGTGTTGCATCTAATCCTATTGCAGTATTCCCGATTGATAATTTCAATAATTGATTGTACATTTTTAACCAACGACCACCTACTACCATATAGCCATCATTTGCACCGATACCATCGTATTCAGCATCTACAAGTGGAAATGTTGCTACATTGACAGCTCCAGAACTATTTACTAAGTTCAATGTTTTAGGACTTGTCAAAGATGAAGTTCCATCTGTGTAATTACCCATCAAAGCGTTCGCTCTTGATATTAATTCTTTGTCCATATCTCTTAAAACTGCCTTACTAGCTCTTTCAAGTTCTTTTGCTAAATAAGGGTCTTTATTATAACAAACGTCCTCAAATTGAGCATTACTTAAAGTAAATTTCTTAGCTATATATCCTGTTACAGTTACATCTATTTGTTCATATTGCGCTCCACCCTCTGCTACTGGTGTACATGGGTTAGTATATGAATCACTTGTAGTATCTGTACAAAATGATTTTGGTATATTTACTCTTATTTTTGGGAATGAAGTATTAGGAAGTGCCTTATCTCTAAGTTCTTGCTCCATTTTCATCAAAATATCTTCGTAACCATTTCTGTTTTGATTACTTATTAAAGCGAAATATGCGCCTGAAGCATCTACATAATTTTCAGGCATACTTGGTTTTGCATTTAAGTCATATATTAGACTATTGCAAAGTGTTGCTACTGGTGTTACAGCCATTGTTTTTATATTTAAAAATTTGAATAATAATTTTGTTTGCCTTATAGAGTTGCGCTCAAAAGTTATTTTAGAAAGGATAACCAAACCTCAAAAAGATTCCATATTTCTATGATAAAAATAAATATAATTGTTTTTTTTTAATTTGCAAGTTTTATTTAAAATATTTTTATTTTTTAAATATTTATTAATATATTTGCAATATGTTTAAATTCATAAAAAAATACTTCAAAAAAGATAGAAAAGAATTAATAGGGAATAAAGATGTAATTCTTAAACTAGTTTATACGGATGTGTTTAATAACAAATGGTATGCACCAGAAGAACTTAGCGATTATCCATTTATAAGGCTTAACCAAATACAAACCTATTCACGCTATACTGAATTAAAGTTAGATAATTCAAGGCTTGTTAAAATTGCAGATACTTGCATGGAAGCATTAAAAGAGGGTCGCAATCAAGATGCAATGATATTGATTAATGAGATTAAAGTAGCAGAGCAGTTGTTTTGTGAAAAGAACACGTTATTAAAATTAGCAAGTTCAATGTTCTTGATAAATGATGAACGTGCAAATAGTTTAAATGAGCAAATAGAAGCACAAAAGATTGAAATAATGCGCAATGATGCAGATGCAATGGCTTTTTTTTTGCCCATTGCTTACCAAACCTTACAAGGCTACAAAAACAACTCGGACTTGCAGGTAGTAGAATATTTACAAAAGACACTTCCAATTATAGAAAGATTGAATTATCTTATATCGAATACTTCAATAGAGTAGTAGATGAAGTAAATATGAGCTTATTATCTATAAGTGAACACTCAAATATGAGTATAAGTGATTTGACATATAATGTTACTACTTTAGAGTTGTTTAGCTTATGGAATAGTATAATACATAAAGTCGAATTACAAAATAAGGCTATAGAGGAACAAAATAATAAATTATAATTTTGTTTTTTCAAAAAGTTTATTATATTTAATACTATGATAAATTGCTTTGAAAATATTATTGGTGTCATTGGATGCAAAGGAGCTGAATCTACTAGTGGACTTTATTTGAATGGAACGGAAGGAATCGAAGGTATTAGTATTAAAACGGCTTCACTAAGTGCAGATAGTGAAACTATAACTGGACATGACCTATTAAAAGGATGTATAAAAAAAGCATCTACTGAAATTATTTTACAAGCAAGTGAAAAACTAAGTAGGTACTTTCAATTTAATACAATACTTGATAACTATACTTATTTGAATAACGGAGTAGTTACAACCAACCCACCTGCTTTATTGTTCCCATTCGATAGCTATAATCTTTATTCATGTTATTACATAGATACTTTAGTATTTAAAAGCTCAGATAGTCAAACTGCAATACTCACAATAAATGGAGTTAATCAAAATCTTACATTAGTTGCAAATACTGATTATGTTTTGCAAGTAAACAAAGAGTATTATGATAGTTTAACTATTCAAATAACAGGAACTAACATATATACAAATACATCATTCTTTAATGGCATCATACAAAAAAGATGTAGTGAGGATAAGTTTTGGTGTATGTATAAAAAAGAATTAGCTATGCCTATAAAGTATTTAGCTGGTTCGATGTTCTTTGCCGAAGTAATAAATAGTGATAGATACAACTTAGTTACTTTTACAAATAAAGAATTGGCTAGTGACAATTATACTCGATGTGATGCAATGGCTAAAAAATATTTAACATCTGCTATTGAAAAAATAAAAAATTCAATTCCTAATAGTTGTGGATGTTTGAAATGTACTGATATTAATTATTCATACGCTAAACCTTAATAAATGATTTGTTGTGATACATATATAAATTTAGGATGCCTTAATGGTTGCGCTCCATTGGATTTTGGATTAGCTACTATGGATGGTGTATATACTTTGCTTTTAGAATATAATGATGCTGTAAGTTTCTATGAGCTTGATGTTTTGACTGGTGAGCAATTAGAATTTGATGTAAAATTAAATGAAAGCTACTTTTATACTGCAAAATTAATAGACCCTGATGGTGATTTTGTTTGTTATAAATTTAAAACTAAAATATATGTTTAATAGTTTAATCCTTATACTATTTACTTATTGTTTATCTACTATCATTGATGAATTTATGAATCCAAACATGATATTGAATTGGTATTATACATGGCTTACTAAAATAGGTAATGTAGTAAATGATGAGTTAGGCAATGTTATAAGTGCAAAATGGTTTATTTATCCGATTGGATTTTGTAAAATTTGCACGAATATTTGGCTAACTTTCTTTATATGCTTATTCGCTTGTTTATTTGGCTATATCGAGCCGTTTTATATACTACCTATATTAGTATTCAGTAATTATCTTACTATCAAATTTTAGATTTATTTAATTTTATTTTTATATTTATGTAATTATATATATTTTTGCATTAAATATATTTATGAAAAACAATAAACATAATTTCCCTTACAGGTGGACTTTAAAAGATGCAGTATTTACCAAAGACAAAGGCAAAGTATTTTCTTGCTTTGCTTGTGGTGGTGGTTCAACAATGGGTTATAAATTAGCTGGATTTGATGTATTAGGATGCAATGAAATTGACCCTAAAATGATTGAAGCATACAAAGTGAACCACAATCCAAAATATGCTTATTTAGAGCCAATACAGACCTTTAAATTAAGAACTGATTTGCCTGATGAATTATACAATTTGGATATTTTAGATGGTTCGCCACCTTGTAGCAGTTTTTCAATGGCTGGAAATAGAGAAAAAGACTGGGGAAAAGAAAAAGTGTTTAGAGAAGGACAAGCTGAACAAGTTTTAGATACTTTATTTTTTGATTTTATTGATTTAGCAAAAGAATTACAACCGAAAGTAGTAGTAGCTGAAAATGTAAAAGGTTTATTAATGGGAGAAGCTAAACAATATGTTATTAAAATTTATGATGCATTTGATAAAGCTGGTTATTATTGTCAACATTTTTTGTTAGATGCTTCAAAAATGGGTGTGCCACAAAAAAGAGAACGTGTTTTTTTTATAGCATTAAGACAGAATTTAGCACAACCGTTTTTACATTTTGCAGATATGTTTACAGAATTACCTAAAATAGAAATTTCTTTTAATGAAAAAGAAATTCCATTTAAAAAAGTAAAAGACAAAAACAATAATGACTATCCAATAAGTGATTTTTATAAAACTCTCTGGGAAAAAAGACAAAAAGGAGATGCTTCTTTTGCTAACATAAATGGTAGAGAAAGAGGAAAAGAGAATACAGGTTTTGGAACTAATTTTTTATATGATGATAATGTTTGTGGCACTTTAACGACAAAAAAAGACTGTTATTGTTTATTTGACGAGCCAAGATATACGAGCGACACAGAAGCAAAAAAAATAGGAAGCTATCCTCAAGATTATAACTTTTTAGGACTTAAACCAAATTATTTAATAGGAATGAGTGTTCCCCCTGTAATGACTGCACAAATAGCAAAACAAGTTTATGAACAATGGTTAAGTAAATTTTAAGGACATTTATAAGCCTTGCATAATTGCTTTGGAGTGTAATAAGTCTTTTTAATTACAACCACTCCATTATTATCTGTGAATGTTTCTGTGTATGGATATGTAATTTTATACAATCCGTTATCTTTCATATTTTTATATGTACACTCATCACAATCTTTTGAGCATGAACATAAATAAACTATCAAAGTAAATAAGAATAAAAAATGAATAACCAAAGTAATAAATAATCGTTTCATATTGTTTAATATTTTTACAAATATGTAAATATTTTAATTAACAACAACAAGGTTTTTCAATTTCACAATTATTGAAATGCCCAAACATATTAAATTCAAAAGTATTTACTATTAGATTTGTTCTAATATATTCCTCTGTAAAATTAGTTATAGTAAATTTAGCATTGCTTATACTTCCAGTATCTTGTAGTTTAGTATCTAAGAATGCACGTAGCAACCAAGCTGTATAAGAACATTGAGTAATAAATTTAAAAGTATAATTTTGATTTATTTTATTTATATCACAACTTATCTGCTCAAATTCTGCATCACTTTTAATAGCAAAAAAATAGTTCCCTTTGCCATCCTCAATTCCTACTTCATCGAGTGACTTTTCTTTGTAGTATTTTCCATCCTTTTCAAATACTACTCCGTAATTATCAAAGTCCTCAATTACTATTTTATCAATAATTTCTCCAAACATGATTCTATAATTTTATTTGCTAGTAAATTCTGCAACTTTTCTATTGATGAATTTTGTACCAATCTCAATTGCTTTTTGTTTTTCGCTTTCTTTAGGTGCAAATGTTTCTCCATATTGTTTATCTAAGTATTCAGATACTTTAACTGTATTTTCTCCTTTTGGATATTTAACATCTGAAACTGCTATATATATATTACCTTTATCTTGTACTTGTTTTGTGCTTCCGAATAATGTACCACTTGCATATAAATTTACTTTTGATGCTAATTTAGCTCCATACTTTTTTTCTTTTGCCTTTGCATAAGCTGGTGTATAAGTTCCTAAATTAGCACCAAAGCTATTTTCACTACCTTGTTGATTATTGAATATTCTTTTTGTCATAGTTCCAAGCATTGCACCACTCACAAGAACTTGCATTTCTTGTTGGCTTTCTTGAATGAACTTTGCCATTTTATTAAGATATTCAATTACATCATCTGGTTTCATTTGATACTTATTACAATAGTATTTGCATTAGGTTTTACCACTCCTAAGCTATTTGTTTTAATTTGCTTAGGTGTGCTTACTACATTTTTATTCGTTCCACAACATCCCATAGTTATTGATTTGTTTTAGCTTCTAATTCTTTTATTCTAGCTTCAGCAATAGGATTAAGTTTTACTGCTCCTGCTGGTGGTGTAAATGGTTGTCCATTGTTTGCAGGTGGATTTTGTCCGCCCCCATTTGACTTTTGATTATATGGTTCTAGTACTGCCGAAAACACTCCATCTAAATCATTTAATTGATATGTTTTATCACCTATTTGTGGTAATAATCCTGTTTCTTTTTGCTTTACTATTACAGATTTCTTTTCACCATCATATCCTAATTCCAAACCCATTGACTGCAGTTTACTTTTACCAATTAATATTCTATCTTCTATTGGTAATATAGATTTTTCTAATTTAGATGCACTAGTATTTAAAGCCAAATCTATGTAAACTTGATTTACTTTGCTTTGCTCTTCAACTCTTATTGCAGGGATTATTTCCTTTTCAAATTGGATTAATTTGCCCTCTGCATCTGCTAGTTTTGTTTGTAATTCTTGAGCAGTTAATTCACTATTACTTATTAATTGCTTTCTGCCTTTTTCAAGTAAACTATCTACATTGTCAGTATCTTCAATAGTTACTCCAAGTATCTTAGCTATTTTCTTTTCAGCTACTTTTATAGCTCCTAATTTTTCTTTATCTGCTATTGCTTTGTAATTTGCAGGATTATTTATTACGGATTCTTTTATTGAATCTTTGTAAGTGTCTGCAATTTCTTGTTGTTCTTCAGCCGTTCCACTTGTTGCCTTTGTAATTTGGTCTTCACTTAGACCTAGTAGTTTTAAAAATTCCATTTGTTTTTTTTGTTTATGATTAAAAAATTATTTTTTAGCTGGTCTGCCACTTTTCTTTTTAGGTGTTATTGTTTCTTCTTTGGATTCTTTTATTGCATCTTCTATCGATTGGTTTCTGTCTATGCCTCGTGTACCTTTAAAATGGTTGTCAAAACCAATAGGTTCTCTTTTTTCCAACTCTTCTAAAATATCATTAATAGGTTCTTCTGTAGTTTCAATATGTGATTCTACTTCATCTAAATTGATGCCTTTAGTAGCTAAATATTCTCTTACTCCTTGCTCATCTAAGTACTCCCAATCATTTGTATTGAATTTTACAACCTTATCAAATTGAATTGTTTTTGGATAGCCTACAATAGCTATTATGTTTTTACGCTTGTCAAATAATACCTTTTCGTTTCCTTTGATTTCATCAACTTGATTCGGATTTTCAAGTGTCTTTAATTTTCTTAATAGTTCTATCATTGTGTTTTATTTATGAGTTTTTTAAATATAACATTTTAAAAACAAAATGCAAATATTTTTTATAGTTTATAAAATTATATCAAAGTGCCATAAGCCTTATGAATGCAATTATAACCGCCTCTATTACGGATAAATTCGCTTACTGTTTTAGTTGGTACTATCATACCTTGCCCAAATCCTTTGGGGTCTTTATCTGCTTTATTTAGTAATAACAATAACTCTTCATTGCTTATTTCAGCTTTGTAAGTGTCTATTATTTTTGTGCATATAGGTCTTGAACGCTCAATTAAAATGTTTGGAGTGTATATAATTCCATTTAATCCTAATTCATCGTAAATACCTGCGTTTAACTCACCAGTGTATTGATATAAACTATCCTGTGCAACTTGTTTAGTGTATTTGTATAAGTCGCCTGTATCATCTGTAGCATCAAAATACTTTTCTAAATTAGCTTTTAACTCTAATACGGATACATTATTTTTTAAAGAATTATAAATTAAACTTTGCACTCGATTAACTACATTTACTTCATAACCACCAGCTGTTAAACCCTCATAAAATATTCCTGTATTGTTTAGTAGTTTATTCGTTACATTGGATGCAACTTTATTGCCAAGCTCCTTATTGATTGTAATATCCTTACCTGCTACTCCTTTGCTATTATCTACAAACTTTAAAACATTTGCTTTGTAGTTTGTTTTAATTGTTGCTTGTATAACGTATTCACGTATAAGATTAACTAAGTTATCATTGTATTGAACTTGTCCATCTTTTACATCGATTTTACCTAATATCTTTTTGTAAACTTCATCATAAACCTCGTTAAAATCCCCTACTATTGATTTTAAAAAGTCTTTGATTACATCACTAGATTCTTGTTGGCTCTCTTGGAATAATTTTTTCATAAGCCAAAGTTACAAGTTCTGAATTTGTTTTGCTCATATTACTTTCAACTTCTAGTAATTCACTTAACCATTTGTAGCCGTTCATGTGAAATTCAAAAGCATTATTATCTAATCTTTGCATAGCCTGTAGTGTAGATAAATCTTGTAATGAATAATCATAGTAAATATCATTCTCGATAAGTATTTCTAATATTCTTTTTTCATTACCATCATACTCCATTTCTACATACTCCAGTGATAATGGCTTTGCAAGGCTTTTATTTACTGCATTTAATTCAGTTATTTCTTTTACTACACTTTCTTTGTTTCGTATTTCGTAACGTATAGGCTCAATTACTCTTACTTCAGTATCATCAAATTTATATTTAGATATACATTTAACTGAAAACTCTAATAAGCTAAATAAATTATTACCTATTACAGAAATAAAATCACGTTTTTGTTCTCTATCAATTTCTTTTGCAACTCCACTTTGATTATCAAATGACTGATAAATAGATATTGATTGTTCTGCTTTATCCATCATTTCATACCAATATTCTTTATTGATAGCTATTGCATCCATTGGCGGTGAATAGTATCTTATTGTTGGTATATCGGTTGCCACTTCTCCATTGATAGGATTTGGTGGTGATTTTAATATTTCACTATAAGGTGATAATGCTATCTCAACCCCTAAGCCATTGCAATTAGGACATCTTATGTCTTTGCAATCGTTATTATTACAATTTGGCTCTGGTATTTCTTTTCTACCTTTACAAGTATTACATACTGTTGCTAATCTTTCTGTAACTGGGAATCCATATCTAACTTTAACTGCATCTGTTTCACTTGATGCGATTATAGCCTTATTTGCCCATGAATTATATGCTGTAAAGTAAGTATCAAATAATCTATATTCTTTATTTACTTTTTTATTTTTTTCTTTTACTTCTGCACTTTTAATTGTGTCTAAACCGCCTAAAACTCTAAATGGTATAAATCCAAAGTTATGATTATAGTATGGTCTTAACTCATAGATTAATTCATTTTTATCATTAAATTTTGTAGGGTGGTATATCCAAATATCTGTATCGTTTACTATTTTGTAAATTATACATTCTACTTCATCTACATAAGTTGTTTTATAATTATAGACTAAGATATTTTCATCTATGTATCGAATATTTTTGCTTGGTATATATTTGATTTCAATATCTACTTCTTCAGTTTTAAGTCTATTATTAGGGATGTCATTTTTATCTGTTGGGTGTTGAGCTTCAACAAATATTACAGCGTTTGGGTCTTCCGTATTTAATTGCAAAAATGACTTGAATATCAAATCATAAATATTTAATTTATTGATTGATACAACGCTTTCAAATTTCTTTTCTTTTAGATATTCTTTGATGTTATCGCTACAAATTAACTTATAATCACTTTGTTTAATTAAGTGATAAGTTGAATTTAAAGCCTTTAAAATAGGGTCTTTTGTGATAGGAAAATAAGTATCAACTCGATACTTGATTATTTCTTTTGGCTCGTTTGGTCTATTGATTTCTAGTAGTTCTTTTGGTTGCTCACCTCTAGTGTGAACTATCATGCTATTATAGATAGAAACCCACAACTTTCTCAATTGTGGGTCTATCTCTAAATTTGTATATTTTAATAGTTCCTCAACTAGCATATTAAGATACTACTGTGTCAAATAATGCTGAATCCATACCTGCTACATAACGTCCAATTATTACTGGCTCATCATATACAAATGTAAAAGCAAGTTTATATGTTTGTAGTTCTTTGATTGCATCTGTTGTAATATCTAAACCACCACTTACCACCATTTGCAAACCACTTTGAATAGTAGTTGACCCTGTTGTATAGTGATTGTTATAGTATATCAAACCATTACAATCTACATAAAACCATCTATAGCCTAATGGATTTTTTAATATTTTATTGTAGTATTCAAAATCTGTATTTAATGTTTTATCTACAAATGAACTTTCAAAAGTAGCAGTATGTGTCCATACGCCTATTGGCATATCTGGAAGACATGAAGCTAATTTTTTATTCTCGCTTGATGGAACTGGTTTTGCACCAATACCTATAGGCAACATTTGGATTATTCCATTTGCTACAGCAGTAGTAACGTCTGCAACATCTGTTAAATCTATATTTTCGTTACATGGAAAAAATCCATAACTTTTTATACCTGCACTTCTAGTTTCATTTTTACATGAAGTAAATGGAGTTGGCATATCTGGAGCGCACAATGAATTACAAATCATCTTTTTTCTTTTTTTTAGTGTTAATTAATGGCTCGTCTGTTTTGTTTATAGTATCTTCAGGCGTTTCATAATCGCCATTTAATTTTTCTTTTAGTTCATCTTCAAGTTCAGTAACTAATTTCTTAGTATCTACAACCCTAGTATATTTAGGGAATGTTTGACCTAAACTAATCATTTTATTATACTGCTTTTCGTTCATGTTGTGAACTTTACCAGTAATATTATGCTTTAATTGTACCATACTTTTAAATATAATATTTATTTTTATAAATGCAAATAATATTTAAAATAAATTTGATTAACAATTTTTATTAATAATCTCGCAACTTTTTTCAAGTTTAACAATCGGAAACCAAAGCGAACCCTTTTCATTGCCCTTTTCAAATCCACTCTTAACTTGTAGTGTATAAATTCTACCATTTGGAGCTGTAATAGTCAAGTTTTTACCAGCTAAAACTGCCTTAATTCTATCAACTTGCCACTCTGGAATACCCCATATTCTCAATTCATATTGGTCTATTGTTTTGCTTTTAGTGTGTACTATTCTAGTTGATAGACTTGTATTTACTTCATCATAAGTATTTTCTTCTGCTATTCCTTTACGTTCTATTACTGCCTTTAATCTCATACAATTAGAGTAAACAACCGCAGGTAATGTACTTGTATTGTGAATTACTGAATAATTATATATAGTTCCATTACAATCTTTTTTAGTGTAATCACTACAAAATAACAATGTTGGTTCTTCACATTGTACTTTACAAAAACCACCACTCATATAAGTTATAGTTTTATAAGTTACTTGTACTTTGAAACAATCTACACCTGCCAAAGTGCTATATGTACTCATATCAAATTCTAAATTCGTAAAAGCTCCAAACTCTGTTAGTAATGAAGTTGCATCAAATAATGGGACGTTTGCAATAAATACTTCATCGAGTGTATATAAATCTACACTTTTAACAACATCATAGCTTTCTAATGGTATTTGAAATATAAATTTATCACCATCAATAAATGGTTGGCAATAACAAGCACCACACTCATCTACTTCATTAAACCCTAATACTCTGGCACAATCACCAAAGATTAATTGCAATCTTTCAGTTCTTGAATCATTGCTTGTTTCCGTTCCTACTAAACATAAAGGATATGTATATATTATCATCTTATACTTTTTTAATTATTACTTCTAAACTCCATGATAAAGTCTTATCTAGTCCGCTTGTATCCAGATAGAACACTGCACAATCAGAACCTGCAAATGTAGCAGGAACTCCTACAAAATAACTATTTGTTAATTGTGGCATAACTGCAGTACTATACGGGTCATATTCAAATGTATTCACCCCTTGTTTTAGCACGGGTATTATATTAAACTCATCTGTATCTAATTTACATATTGTTACTTTAAAATAATCTAAACAAGTTGAATTTAAAGTTACTATATTGTCAATTATTGAAGTTATTACATCGCCCGTATCTGGATTAATTAATTCGATGCTATGAATTTTTGGAACTGCTAAAGCCATATCATAATTTAATATATGATTTAACGAACTACATTGTATTGTTTCAGTATGAGTAGTTGAATAAATTATATCAAGTTCAAACTCTGCTAATATATACTCACCTAACCATTCATTTCGCATTGTAAATAAGAATTGATACCATGAAGTCGTTGTGTTTACAGTCATTGAACCTGTGCCAAAAACTGGTACTGCCGTCCAAGCTCCTAAACTATAAACTGCTGTTGATTCATGGACTACTACACCTGTACTTTGAATACTTAATTTTAATCTTGCTACTTTATCATAATTTTCATATCCTAAAGGAAAACAATCTGGAGTTAATACATCTATCTTATTAAAATCTGTTCTACTTACTCTGAAACCATATAAAACCCTTTCACTCATTGTAGATTCTAAACAATCACCTATATAAGGATTATTGTAATCACCATATCTAGGTTTAATAGTTGGATAACATCCATATATTACTTCTGGTGCATTCAATTTTGCACTATAAACAAGTGAACCTGCATCATCATAAACTATTGCTAATATATCTTTTGTAGATGGAGTTAATGCAGTTAAATCAGCTTCTAATGTGTAACTACTTCCAACATTTGACATTGTGGCAATCTGTGAATCTTCAATTATCGAATCGTTAAAACTTCCTGTACTTTCACCATTCTTATTTATTAACATTATTTTTGCACTACTCGGAGTAGTAGCACCACTATCAAATGTTATAGTAGTTGTAACTGGTGTATTAATTATTAATTGTTGAGGTGTAGTTAAAGTCCATCCATCTGTTATAAATGTAGTTGATTCGTTTTCATAAAACTTAGCATAGGCAATATCATAATCTAAATACCTTTCATTTGCATTTGTGTTTATTCCGTCAATACTAAGAAACTTAGTAAAATATTTAGTACTATCATATACGCTTGTTTGATTGTTATTATTAGCACTTGTAGATTTATTTTGCAACCAATTACTAAAACTATTAGCACCATTTTGACCTATGAAAGTATTTGTATCATCAGTTACATAAAACTTATGCCTAATTGTGAAAGTATTTAAACTATCTTTTGTAAAATAGACTTCATAATTTTTTCCTTGATAGTAATTGCTATCTTGCGAACTGCCATCAACTTCTAAGCTCATGGGATATTCAACTCCTGTAGTAAGATTACTAGTTGATATTTTCCAGCTATTATCTGTTGTAGGTTCTATTGGTACATCTAAAGCAAATGCACTATTATATTTGACAATGACATTATCTAAACAAGTATCACAACCATATTGTGCTTCCATTTGCTTAAACTCACCTATTGCACAAATTAAATGAGTACTTGAAGTTAATCCGCTTATATCATCAGTATATGCTATGCTTATTCTTTTCATTATATTATTCCTGTTATTCTAGCTGTTCTATCTTTAAAATTAAATTCTATACTTTCTATTATTGCTTTTGTTGGAGTGCCAAATACATTAATCATTATTGCACTATCATTTTGATATGATAAATATTCTGCACAACTAAAATCAATAGTTAGTGAGTATTTTAACCATTTTCTTTGATACTTGCCATACACTCCTCTGTGGTTTGGTAAATTTCTAGGATTCTCAATAAAATGAAAATTATCATACAAATTACAATCTTCATAGTTTGATAATCCGTTACCGCTATATATTGATATATTTGCCCATAGATTATCTTTTCCTACATCTGTGACTGCTTGTCTATAATTGCCATTAAACCACATTGCACTATTAGCTTTGTGAACTGCACTAGCGTATAATGTAGAATCATATTGCCCTAAATTTATTGGATTAAATTCATTACTAAAATCAATAGTATTATATCCTGCAATACATATACTTGGTGGAGCTATTACACTTTTACCTTTTAATGCTAAGCAATCATATAGATTATTACTAGTTGTATAATCCGAATGTCCATATAAAGGCATCCAACCAAAAGAACAATAAGCTCCATATTCATCTTTTTGAATTGGATTGATTGGATTATTCCATTCTACAATATCATTGTATAATTCTTTAAATGTAGCAGTATCTAAATCATCTTCACCTGCTGACAACATTTGCCATTGCATATTTGCATAGGCAAACATATTTCTATTATCTATTTCAAAACATAATTGATAATCTGTACAATCTTTCCATATTACAGAATTATAATAAAAATAATCTTTTCTTTCAAATATAAATTGAACTACACCGCCTACACTTTTTAATAAATAATCTGCATTGAAAATAGGTTTTAATTGTTCTAAAAATTGCTTTGTAGTTTTTACATATCTATGTTCTAACCTTATTTTATTTCCTATTTCAGCTTCCTTTAATGGTTTTGATACATCGTTGTTTAATAAATAAGCATGATAATAAGGGTTTAAATTACTTTGATAGCTATGTCCAGCAGGAGTGTAATTGTAATTATCTCCTGTCCATCCATTTAATGAATTTGTACTATTTAATATTCCAGATGCAAATATAAAATTTGGTTGGTTGGCTATTGTAGCACTTAATAAACCACCTATTCTAGCACCCTCTTGATATTTATATCTAGTGGCTAGAAGTCCTAATTTTATAGGAAAATTTAAAAACTTTTCACCAATTACCTTATAAGCATCATAATCTAAAACATTATTTAAACTAAAATAAGCATCAGTAACCTCATCATATTCTGTTGCTCTAGCTAATATATAACACTCATCTGTACACCATTCTATTTTATCCCTTGTAATTTGTCCTTTGAATATCCATACTCCGCATTCACAATCATAAAACCTAACCCACATATATTGAGCGTTATTATCGTAGAAATTAGTAAGTAGTAAGTCTTTAGTTCCATTATAAAACTTAATATCGCCACTCATTTTTCGCATTACTTGATTTCCATCTTGACGCTCACAATTTAATGTAAGCTCTTCAAGCCCTTCAACATCCTGCTCTGGAACATCAAACCATGTAACTGGCAATGAAGCTAAGTTATAAACTGGCTTTGATGTTACTGGTTGTACTGATTGATATGCTAATTGTAACTTCATTTATCTTTTCCAAGCGTTTTCTTTGTCAATTATTTGTTTCATTCTAAAACTTAAACCTCTACTATCTGCATTGAATGAAGCCTGTGGCATCCTATTAGGTAAATCAATTATAGCCTTTTCAACTTGTTTTAATCTATCTTCTAATTGTCCGTTTTGATTTACAAATGTAGTGGATAATATCGGATTTAATTGCATTGAATCTAATCTTACACTAGCTAATAAATTATCCAAATCAATTTTTTCGTTATTAATTTTATCAAACCATTTTTGATTCTTTAATGAAGTTTCACGATTGAAAATAAACTCATCTCCTTCCATTTCGTACAACTCATTTCTACCTTGCACACCAAACTTAATACCGCCTTGCTCATGTGATGCACCTTTCATCATTCCTGTTGGTACTTTACCACCTTTTCTGAATTGTTGACTTGCAACCACTCCAATTTGCACCGCAGTAAGCGCCGCTAAAAGTCCAGTTAGTACTCCAGCTATTATTGGTCCAGCAGGAGCTTGTGAACCCCATTGAGCCCATATATTAGCTATACCAACCGCATTATTAATAAGTATTTCAGCTATTGCAATAGCTTTCTTTTTACGTGCTTGTTCACGTCTTAATTCCTGTAACTTAGCTTCTTTTTTTAATTCAGCATCATATAACTGTGAATTACCTTTATCTGCTATTTGTTTAGCTTCTGCTACATTTACTTTTTGTTTTTCAATTAGCTTATCTAGGTTTGCAATATTCCTATCTATTGAGTTAGATATTATTTGAGTGAATCCTAAAAATATATCACCAACATATTTTGCTATTTGTCCAGATGCTTTTTTTAATCCATCTTCTAAAGATAATAACGTACTTTCTTGTTTCTTTATATTGCTTTGTTGTTCTTGTACACTCTTATCATAATCTTGTGTTAATTTATCCCTAGTTCTTTTAGCTTCTTTTATCCTTTCTTCATTGCCATCTTTTTCAGCGTCTGCTAATTGTTTATTAGCTTCTTTCATCTTATTATTAAAATCTATTTTTGTAGATTCTAATTGTTTGTATGCAAATTCTACAACTAATCTTTGTTCTTGAATAGCTTTTTTAGTTGCATTTAAGTCAAATAAACTTGTAGTTAATCCACCTAAGCCACTAGTTACACCGCTAAAATCTCCGCCTATACTTCCTGTAGCGCTTAAAAATGCGCTTTTAAGTCTTTCTGTATAATCTAATACATCATCAATATTCACATCTTCTAATCTTAATGGAACGCTTAAATCAATTTCTTTTAAAGTTTCTTGTAAAAATTCTATTTCTTTTGTAAATCCAGCACTTAAATTTAATAATGAACCTGCACTTGTATCTACTTCTATTTTTTCAGGTTTTACTTTTAGTGTTTTAGTTTTGATACCACCACCGACTTTACCTTCTATTTTAGTATCTGCTAATCCAAATGCTTCTATAAGTGCCTTAATCTGTGCATCTGCATTTTTTACTCTATTTTCTGCATCCCTAATAAAACTACCACCATCTTTTGTAAGATTTTGCATTCTTTCTTGCATAATCTTATTGTAATCGTCTGCATTTTTAGCTTCTATTGCTCCAACTTGCTTAGCTAACAATAATCTATCTTTTAATGTAGATTGTATAATTTTTTCTATTTCTAATTCAGATGCTTTTATTGCATACATTCTTATAATAGCATTAGTTTGTCTTTCAATAGCTTGTGTAACTAAATTAGAATTATCAATTTGGTTTTCATCTATTTTATTGCTTTCATCTGCTAATTTATTATATTCTCTAACGGCTTTTAGTCTTTCTTCATAAGATAAATTTTGGTCGTTTATTGCAATCCCCAAACGTATAACATTAGCTAATTCTTTACTAGAATTTTCAACCGATTCTTCTCTAATTTTATTTAAACTTGACGTTATTCTTTCTTGTTGTTTTTCTTGTTCGGTTAATTCTCTTGAAAGTCCTAAATATTTACTAACAGATTTGCCAAGTTCTTCGTAATTAAAAGCTAAATATATAATTCCTGCAACCAATACGCTTAATCCTAATGTTGCAACCGCCCAACTTTGAGCAATAGTTAAACCTGTAATTCTCGATATATTAGCTACTACTGTACTTGCAACTCCATAAGCCTGTAAAGCATAAGTTTTAGCACTTATTACAAATCCACTTTCCTTATCTAAAGTATTTTGTATTTGTTGCAATCCTTGAAGTACTGCCATTGCACCATTAACTTTTAATAATGCTTGTTGTACCTTTTCATTTTCTCCACCAAATAAAGCAGATGCCCCTCGTAATGATGCAAATATCCCAACACCCAAAGATAAGCCTTGCATTGCAGTATCTAATGCTCTGGTATCACTACCTAATATTTTTGTTTGTACAGATAAATCACTTGCTTTGTCTTTCATATCAGCAAGTCTTTGTTTTGCTATAACTAGCTCATCACCTTTTAACTTACCACTATTAATTAATTCGGTAAGCTGTCGCATTTCTTGTTTGAATGACATGGTTTTTTTAGTCATGTCTTCAGTACGATTACTTAACTCCTTAACACTATTAACTCCTTTATTAATTGCATGTTCTAAGATTTCAAAAGCCTGTGCATTACTTATTGCACCCTTTTCAACTGCTTCTGCCACCTCACCTGCTACTTTCATAAACTCCTTATCTTTCATTAAGACGTTTTGAAGCTCATTTGCTAATTCTTTTACCTCCTTTGTACTTGATGCAATAGATATATCATTAAATTGTTTTTTAGCCTGTGCTAAGTTTTTTAAACCATCCGCTCCACCTTTAACATTCTTATCAAATTCAGATAGTTCTTTTTGTGTTGTGTTAAGTGATACGTTAAGGTCATCAGTAGCCTTGCTAGTGGTCTGCATAACCTTATCAAGATTCTTTGCACTTGATACTGCTTCCGATGTATCAAATAAAACTTTTAATACTACATTCTCATTTGCCATACTTTTAAATATAGTAAATTATTTGATTTATGCAAATTTTAAAGTCTATTAATTAAAATCTAACTTATCTTTAAAATTATTGATTAAAAGATACTTCAAGCAATCCATTAAGTGTGATAATTCAGAGCCTGTGCCTGTAGTTTTCTTTAATAACTTGCCATCACTACCAACCTCGCAATAAGTCAAGTCATTTATCATAAGTTTACAATTCGGATTGATATAACACAAATCAGTATGGAACGCCCTGCTAATTAACTCCCTGCTATTCAAATTAGAATGATTGACACTAGGTATTACAAATTGATAGCCAGATAGCTTTAATTTGTCTGCAATTACTTGATAATAAGTTATTCCACCCTTACTAATTGCTTGTCTATTTTTGCCTGTGGCATCACCTGTTACCATTATATTATTAGATTTTGGCAATTTCATTCTTATATGGTCGCATAGTTCGTAAATATCACTATCTCTTAATACAAATTCTTCAATTACTACAATCTTATTGCCTTGTAATTGCCCTGCTATACAAGTCATAGGATTGACGTTAAAGTCAAAGCTAAGGTAAATAGTTCCATTATTATATTCACAATCTTGTACGTGTTTTTCTTTTCTGAATGTAGGGATAAATGGTTTGTCTACTTCGGCTTTACCCCATTTACCATATAAATTGACATCGAGTAAATTTTGATTATGTGAATAATTGAGCCTTAATGTTTCTTCATATTTTTCTCTATCTATAAATTCGTTATTGGCAAATGTAGAATGATTAACATAAGAATCTAAGAAATCAACTTTTATTTTACTATCATTATTTTCATCAAAGAAATAAGTCCTTAACCAGCTATTGACATCAACTGGATTAAAGCTAATTATAAATTGATGATTCTTATTTAATGGAGTTCTAAGTAGTGCATTTAATGTAGTAAAATCATCTTGACTACCTTTGTTTATCTCATCCCACCATATAATAGTAGGGTCTGAAAGTCCTTTTGTATTTTCTGCATTATCCATTCCGAGTGCTGTAAACTCTGTGCCTGTAATTAAGTTTTTAAATCCGTAATTGGTTTTATTAATACTAAAGTACTTAGTCAATCCAAGTGCTTTTAATACCTTAATTATATCTTTGAATTGATTTTTACGAATGTCACCAAATACCTTATTGACATATACTATATGATTATACTCCTGTAGAAATGATATTGATATTAGTTTAAGTATAATGTTATGTGTTTTACCACCACCTCGACCGCCCCACAATATTTGATACCTATTTTTAGAAGCTAAAAAAGATTTGAAGTGTAAACTATACCATTCTCGTTTTATCTTGAATTTTTGCATTATTCCTCAATGAATAAATCATCTGCACCTTTTAATATTGTGATATCTTGTTTTGTAGAAGCATTCCACCCGAATACATCAATTAGTAGTTTTATTGCTTGTAAGTCGCCTTTATTTGCCTTATCCATTAATACATAAGCGATATTGCTTTCTAGTGTTAATTCAGTACCTCCAACATTACTTTTGACCACTTCTCCAAAGTGATTTAAAGCATCTTTAAACCTAGTTATTCTTTTAGGAACTCTTTTAGCTTCATTTGGTGGTTGATTTGTGCTACTGAATAACTTACCCCCCTTACCTTTTAAATTCTCTCCTTTTGGCATTTTATATCGTTTTTACATGGTTTTTATGATACAATATATTTAAACTTATAAGTTTCATAATTTTCACATATTATTCTTTTAGCTTCAATTTTTGTAATATCAATTCCATTTATCATTATAGGATTTACTGCGAATTTTCTAATTACATTAAGAACCATATTAACACGTTCTGTTATTCCTAAAATATTAGCTGGATGTATATTCCCTATTTTAGGAAAATTTTTAAACATATTAATTAACTTGTAAATTGGATATTCACTAACTCCTTTATTATAAATAACATTACATAATTTAAAATTCAAACTATTGCATCTAATTATTAATTCCTTTTCAATTTTATATGCTTGTAATTCATTATTAGTAGTATAAAGAATTGAATAAGTTATTATATTTTCATTTTGAGCTAATTCATTATTTATGCTATTATTTGAACTTTTATAAAAATGTGTTAATACTCTATTTTTTTTTCCTTTACCTATATACCATATTTTATTATTTTTAAATATGCCATAAATATAATAACCTCTTTGTGGTATAGATTTATCAAAATTTGCATTAGATTTTTGTATTTTTGAAATTATTATATCTATATCATTTTGATAGCTTTTTATAGCATCATTTGTGAGTATATACTCATCTGCAAATATTTGATGTTTGTTATTAGTTATCATTTTTATTTATTTTATATTCAAAATGATACGTTTTAACACCATATTCACGAAAGCCTGCCTTTCTATCCATAGAACCCCCTGTTTTCATTTTACCCATTAATGTTTTTGCTCCAAGAAAAATCCATTCTTTTTGTTTAATCATTGCATTATAAACTGGTAAACTGCTAAATTTTGCCATTATTTTATAATCGAATTCATTACTAATTAATTCACTTGTTTTATTTATTAAAATAATTCCCATTCCTAACCCAGCATAATCAGGATGTACGACTGTTCTATTTGAGTGAAATATTTCTTTTCTACCTTTTACATTTGGAACATAATTTGCAAAACATTGAAATCCTATTTGATTTTCACCTAAAAACAAACCGTATGTATGTATTTTACCTCCTGGCAATTTTTCGCTTAAATAATGATACTTGCTAAAATATTTCCATGTACTTCTGTCAACTTTTCTAATTGTAAATTCGAGTTGTTCACGTTTTGTAAAAAAAAAATCTTGCGACTTTGGCAATTCAAAACTTTGTTTATTACAATCAATAAGCCAATCAGGCTTAACCCATTCTAAAATATCATAATGACAACTTAATAATATGATTTGTTTGTTTTGTTTTTTAGCGAACTTTTGAATGCAGTGGCTCATCGCTTTTGCAACTGTTCTATCTACTACGCTTGTCCATTCGTCTATACATATAATTCCATTATTTTGGCACATTAATAAAACTGCTTCCGCTCTTGCTTTTTGTCCATTGGATAGTGTTTTTATTGGTCTAATCCAACAAGGCACAGAATTTAAACCAATGCCTGTAAGCAAAGAAGCACATTCTTTGTAATCTAGCTCTTCTGGCATTTGGTCTAAAATACTTTTGTCTTCATCCAGTACAGTTTTAAATATTTCATTACCAAATAGATGTTTTGCTAAGGTTGTTTTACCGCTTCCACTTGCTCCATAGACTAACCCAATATTCCAATCATTCGGAATATTGATATTTTCTATTTTTAAGTTATGAGTAGATTTTTTATTTACATCAATATCTAAAGAATTAGCAGCCATTTTACAACGGAAACTATTCGATACTTCGCTTTTTAAGGTAAAATCAATTTGCTTAGGTATTATGATATTATCTTGCATTCGTAGCCTTTATTTTGTAAATCATTAAATAATTTTTCTGCTTCCTTTTCATTTTCCATTTTTACGTTTAAGTAAATATCATTATCAAAACCGCTTTCATTTTCTTTTGCTGAATTTGGCATTTCATCACTATTTACATCAACAAAAACCTCACTAACTTCAAACTCAAACTCGTCTGCAAGTACTTCTACTAATTCAACATCAATATTTTGATTTTTTTGTGCTACTGTGTTTGCAAGTATCGAAGCCTTATGAAATTCTTTTGTACCGCTTTCAATATCTGTTCTTTTTATTACAACTGGAGTAGTACCATCAGTTTCTACTATTATAGCATCATTTGTGAATTTTTGCCCTATTTTTTCGTGCCTTGCATTTCCGCTTATAATTACATTATCATTACTAATTGTAACGCTTTCAATTATTCCTACTTGTTCTAGTGAATTATCTAATGTGTGCATACCATACTCGGTGTGCTTGTTTGTATTCCTGCTATCAGGTTTTATATCTTTTAGTTTTATTTTTGCCATAATCAAATATAGTACTTTTTAGTCTATTATTCTGTATAATCCGTTTTTGATGTCACTAATCAATATAGAATCATTATCAAAATAAACTTCATCACCTACTTTAAATTTTGTTGTTTGCATTTTGTTTGTTTTTAGTTTGTTTGTTTATATTACGTTAAATAATTGATAAAATATTCTATGTATTCGATTGCCTTTTTTAATATCAAATGATTTTATATTTATTGTTCCATCAGTTTCATTGTGTGATATAATTTCAAGTCCTTTAAACTTTTCTTTTATAAAATCATCAGCACTATCTATTGAATAACATATAGCTATAGGTTCATTGTAATATTCATATTCTAAATCATCAATATCTAATAATGATTCTTTAATTAATACTACTTCAATATTTCTTTTAAAATGGCAATCCATCCTCTATTTCACTTTTAGTTGGTTCAGCTGGTGCTTTGGCAGTTCAGTTGCTACCATTACTTTTCGGCTCAAATGTATTTAATACTAAGCTCAAAGCATTTTCATCTTTCTTTTGCTTCAATATATCAAAATTTACATATCCGCTACTATTTGCATTTTCTTTTAAAAATTTAATAGCATCCTCAACTTTTATATTTAGAGTGCCTAATACATAATCTGGTGCGCCTTGTCTTGGAAGCTTACCATAAAATCCTTTGCCATATACTTTTTCGTTTGCCATTGTTTTAATTGTTTAATCGTTCTTTTAATTTAATATTGTCTATTTTTATTATGTTTAGTAGATGGTCTGGTAGGTTTGAATTGATAATGCAACTTGTATTATGTGATTCGTTTTCATATTTTCCACTCCTGCAACCTATTAACTCTAATTTTATGTCATCTATTGTCATGCCTTTAATTGTCAATAAACTACCATCTATTACAAGTGAAGCACCTATTTCGTTATTCTCAAACACTAGATTTTTACCTGTGTGAAAGTAATTTACAGGGCAATTTATAAACTGTCTTATTTTATTATCATAGATTGCATACACTCTACAAAATGCAGTTTTTCTAGTATTTATAATCTGTAAGACCTCTAAATGATATTGCATAATGCAAAAATAGTACTTTTTTATTAATTTACAAATTAAATTATATGAATTATTTAAACTAAATTTTATTGCCTTAATTATCAATGTATTACACTTTATTTTGCATATTTGTAAAAATAAATTTTTATTTTCGTAAAAAGGTTGTATATTTGCATATAATTTAAAACAAACAAAAATCAAAACAAAATGAAAACTTACTTATTATTTACAAAAAATAACGAAATGATTGCAACTGAGGCTTATACTAGACAATTGGCATATAATAAATGTGCATCTAAAGGCGAGAAAGTTAAAAGAACCTCAATACAATTATCATCATGCCACATAGATTTCGTTTCATGTCGAATTATTAAATAATCAAAATTAAACATCATGCTAACATACTACACACTAGAATATTATCCCACTACTTCAAATATTGGAGTTAGAAATATAAGTAGCACAGGAATATTTAAAGGCTCATTTGAACCTTTAAAACCTTATAATCTTAGCAATTCAGATTGTGTTAGATTACCTCATATTGATTATGAGCTATTAGGTAGAGTTTTAGAAGCTAAAAAAAATAAACTAAACAATAATTAAAATATGGACTATCAAAAATTTTTAGAACAGAAAAAAAAGACTTTTACTGAAAGCGGATTTGAAATTAAAGAAGCTGAACTCAATCCATTATTAAAAGACTTTCAAAAGTATGCTATTAAAATAGCTTTAAGAAAGGGAAAATTTGCATTTTTCTTTGATTGTGGATTAGGTAAGACATTTAGCCAATTAGAATGGGCAAAGCAAGTATGTATTAAAACATGTAAAAAAGTTTTAATTTTAGCACCATTAGCAATAGTAGAACAAACCAAAGATGAAGCTATTAAGTTTGGTATTGAGTTAGATGTATTTGACATTTCAAATTATGAACAGTTAAAAAACATTGATACTTCAATCTATTCAGGTATTGTATTAGATGAAAGTAGTATTTTAAAAGGTCGTGATGGTGCATTATCTAATTTTTTACTAACTGAATTTAAACAAACTCCTTATAAATTATGCTGTACTGCAACTCCAAGCCCAAATGACCATATGGAATTAGGGCAACATTCAGAGTTTTTAGGTGGCATGAGTTATTTAGAAATGTTGGCTATGTTCTTTGTGCATGATGGTGGCGAAACATCTAAATGGCGTTTACGTAAACACGCTAAAGACCCTTTTTGGAAGTATGTATCTAGTTGGAGTATTGCAATTGACAATCCTGAAACTTTAGGATTTGATAGTGATGGATATTATTTGCCTGAAATTGAATACATAGAGCATATTATCAAAGTTGAAAATAATACTCAATCTTTATTTGGTGATGTAGCAGTTTCAGCTACTGATTTACACCAAGATTTAAATAGAAGTTTTGATTTACGTATTAAAAAAACCCTTGAATTAGTAAACTCAAATGATAAACAATGGATTGTTTGGGGATTAAAAAATAATGAAACTGATACATTAAGTAAATTATTAAATGATAGTGTTAATGTACAAGGTTCAAATACTCCAGAATATAAAGCTAAATACTTAAATGGATTTGCTAAAAAACAATTCAAAACGCTAATCACAAAAACTTCTATTGCTTCATTTGGTATGAATTACCAACAATGCAATCAAATGGTATTTATGTCTTATGATTTTAAATTTGAAGCATTTTATCAAGCTGTAAGACGATGTTATAGATTCGGTCAAAAAGAAAAGGTTTATGTACACATACTTATTCCAGAAAGTCAAATAAATGTCAGACATTCAATACTAGAAAAAGAAAAACAACATAAAGAGAGAATTACTGAAATGGCTAAGTATTCAGCAGAAACAAATTATAAAACAAATAAATCAAAAGTAAAAATTATGCACAAAGAAATTAAAACGAACGAATATCATTTAATCAATGGCGATTGTGTTCAAGAAAGTAAGAAAATATCTGATAATTCAGCTGATTTAATTGTTTTTTCTCCACCTTTTGCAGAGTTGTATGTTTATTCAGACAAAGAAGAAGACATGGGGAATGTAGCAAATTATGAGCAGTTTGAAAATCATTTTAAATATTTAATACCTGAATTAAAACGAATTTTAAAAGATGGTAGAATATGCGCTATTCATTGCATGGATTTGCCTATACAAAAAGGCAAAGAAGGATATATTGGATTACGTGATTTTAGCGGTATGCTTATAGATTGGTTTCAAGAAAATGGATTTATTTATCATTCAAGAACTACTATATGGAAGAATCCAGTTACTGAAATGCAAAGAACAAAGGCACTAGGTTTGCTTCATAAAACAATCAAAAAGGATAGCGCAATGACTAGGGTAGGAATACCTGATTATATATTATTCTTTAGAAATTCGGGTGATAATTTAATACCAATTACACACCAAGATAAAGACCCTGCAAGATTAGATTATTTACCAGTTGATTTATGGCAAAAGTATGCAAGTCCAGTTTGGTATGATATTGACTATTCAAGAACTTTGCAATATAGAAGCGGACGTGATGGAAACGATGAAAAACATATATGCCCTTTACAATTAGATACTATTGAACGTATTATACACTTATACTCAAATGAAAATGAAACTATATTCAGCCCTTTTGGTGGCATAGGTAGCGAGGGATGTTGTGCAATTAAATTAAATAGAAAGTCTATTAGTATTGAGTTAAAAGAAAGTTATTTTGAATTAAATAAAAATAACCATAAAGCATTTGTAGAAGAAAAAAATAGTACTTTAACTTTATTTTAATTTGCAAAATCAAATATTATTTATTACTTTTGCAGTAAATCGACAAATCAATGTATAATTTTATTAACAATATAGCACCTGAAAACACATATTTCGTATGTGGGTTAGTCGATTTTCCAGAGGGTGCTTTTCTTTTTAAAAAATCGACATAATGGCAGAAAATAAAAAATCATTTATTCTTTATGCAGACTTAAATCATACTTTGGCAAAAGTTCCAGATGATGTTGCAGGTAGATTATTTAAAGTAATATTAGAATATGTAAATGACAATAATCCAACTATTGAAGATGATTTATTACTTGAAGTTTTATTTGAGCCTATTAAACAAACTCTAAAACGTGATTTGCAAAGGTGGGAGCAATTTAGATTTAAGCAATCTGAAAATGGTAAAAAAGGCGGTAGACCACTAAAAAATAATCACTTAACAGATGCTAAAAATTTACATGAAAGTATTGATAAACAATATGATATTCTTAAAATAGAAGAAAGCGAAAAAAACCCAAAAAACCCAAGCCTTAATTTAGAAAGCCAAAAAAGCCTAAGTGTAAGTGTTAATGTAAGTGATAGTGTTAATGATAGTGTTAATGCTAGTGTTACTGAAAATGTAATTGTTACTGAAATAAAAAAAAATAATATAGAGGAGCGCAAATTAAAATTTGCTTCCACACTCAAACCTTTTTTAGATACTTATGGTAAAGAAATGTTAAATGATTTTTATTTATATTGGACTGAACCAACAAAATTAAATAATAAATTTAGACAAGAACTTCAAAAAACTTGGGGAATTGAACGCAGATTACAAACTTGGTATAAAAATGATTTTAAAAACAAAGAAAAAAGTTCCGAAAAAAAAGAAAGTAAAATTAGCCAACTAAAATCAGTTTCAGACGAACTAGACATAAGATTAGGAATTAACCAAAATAATCAATTAAAATAAACAAAATGAATAGAGTAATAAAATTTAGAGCATGGTTATCTGATTCAAAAAATAATAGCAATCAACAGATGATATTTAGCGATAATGTTGGATTATCATGTTTTTTTGATAATATATCTTCTTGGTTAGGTGATGTGAATAAAATATCTCAATTCTCAGGACTTACCGATAAAAACGGAACAGATATTTATGAGGGTGATATTTGTATTGTGAATAAAAAATCTCAAAAGTGGCAAATAAAATGGTTTCAACCATATTGTGGATTTTGTTTAGAAAATAAAGAAGAAGCATATCCTTTAAATGAATCTAATGACATTGAAATAATTGGAAACATATTTGAAAATCCAGAATTAATTAAATAATATGAAATATCAAATTAAAGAAATCAAAGAATTTATTTTAAGATGCTATGCAAGTGCAGGGCAAAATTCAAATAGTGAGGACGCAGCACTTTTAATAAATCTATTTTGTAGAGAGGTTGAAACGAACTGGAAAAGACACATAAGAATTACAAACAAAGGTCAAGAAAATGAAATCTGGAATTTGAATGAGATATTTTATTTTATTGATTTAGGACTGTCTAAAGTGTTTGGGGATTACTTTGGGATTAATTTAATCACGTTTAAGCAATTTGAACACGCTTATAGTAAAAACGAAAATAGTTATTATAGAAAACAATATTTACTTAAAAACCCATTGCCAGTATTAGAAGCAATAGAACAACATACAGAAAGTGGCAAAGATGAAATAGTAATTGATGCAATGATAAGCAAGTTAAAATCAAAGAATTATACAGATGCAGATTTGAACGTATGGTATGATTTTCTCGAACAAAAATCAGCAATAAAATTAGATAGATGGAAACAATATGAAACGGAAGGAGCTGAAAAATACAAAAAAGAACTACACAAACGCTCAAATTTCGCACAACATAATAATTTAAAGGATTTATATAATGAAATAAAAAAATCATTAGATTTGACAAAAGAATTAAAATATGATGTAATTGAATTAACTTACCACTCAAAGGTTCATTTTATGGAATTAACTTTTTGCACAGATGAAAATATTAATAAACTAGAAACTTTTTTAAAAACTAAATAACGGTTTGCAGATTGCCGATGTTGGCGATTTGGAACACTAAACTTTCAACTTAAAAATACACTTTATATGAAACACGAAACTTCAAATAACCGAGAAACCGCCAATATTGGCAATGTGCTGTTAGCAGAAGTCAAAGCTGGCACTCACAAACAATTCATTCTAAATACCGAAAAAGAACGAGTTGAATGTAGATGCGGACACGTTGCTATATGGTGGCGAACTGGTTATTTATGCGGAACAATTACGGCTTATCCTTGTCGGTTCAATTGATTTCTGCTAACTTTAAAATAATAAAAGCAGTAGCGATATGGAAAAACAAATTTATGATTTATTGCAAGCCGTTCAAAACGGAGAACAAAGCATTGGTGAAGCACAAAGCCAGCTATTGCTTTTATTTAGTGTTGTAGGGGCTTCAGCCGAACAGTTAAAGGCTTTTCTCGATTGGTTGGAAGATAACTCAGAAAATAGTGTAGATAGGGATTGGATAAATGAGTATTTAAAAAGCCTTTAATTGCCTAAAACTAGTATATTGTAGAAATTAATTGTACAATAAAACATTAATTATCAATGCAAATTTATACAAAATTTCTATGGTTTTATAAAACAATATTTATATATTTGCATATAATTGATAATAATAATATGACAATTTATACAAAGTGGATAGCTTATGATGGATTAGTAGGAGTAACTGAAAATTATGAATACTATGATTTAACAAATTGCAAAAGATTAATTAAAGAAGTGCATCAAGGCTCAATTTACTATAGAGAAAATGGAAGTAAAAAAAGGTATTCTTTTAAAAAAATAAATAAAACTAAGAAATTAGAAAAAATTGAAATTATTAATTTACCATTTTAAAATAAATAAAAATGAAACTATCAAAACCAACAACTGCACTAACAGAGGTGCTTTATGAACTGCTCACAAAGAAAGCTATAAGCAATGCAGATTTGCCTTATATGTGGGGATTCCGTTCAAGAATAAGTGACTTAATTAATAAGTATGGTATAGATTTACATACTACAGAAGTAAAGGCTAAAAATAAGCATGGTAGAGCTTATTCATACGTACAACATCAGTTAATGAAAAGAAAAGATGCTTTAAAAACCTATAATAAACTTATAGGAAATGAAAAAAAAGAAATTATCAAATATTTTAAAAAATAACCGATAGGGTATAAAATCGTACTAAATCATATAATTAACACCCTTTAGGGTACAAACTAAAACAAACAAACTATGCAATATCAAAGCAAAATAAACAATATCTTAGCTGATGTTATAAGAGGAACTAGAAACGAAATACAATACACAATTACAGATGCTAATTATGATATTCACAATATATTTAATGGTAAAGTAACCCCAGAAATACTAGAAAAAACAAGCACTATTGATTATTTAATCAATGAATCTTGTTCAGTATTTGGCATACAAGATAGAGAAGAAATATTTAGTCCATCTAGGAAAAGAGCTAGGGTATTAGCTAGACAAACTTGTATGTATTTGCTAGACAAATATAGAGCTGGAACTTTAGAGCAAATAGGTAGAATGTTTGGAGGTCGAGACCATTCAACAGTTATTCATAGCAAAAATGCAATTCAAAATATAATTGATGTTGAAGATGCTTTTTATGATAAGGTTGCATTAGTAGAAGAGAGACTTGTTGAATACATGAACTCGTCTAATAAGGCAATAAATGTAACAGAATTAACGCCACCAAAACCACCTTTTAACATACATTTGCTTGTTGAAAAAATAAATCAAATTAGACATAAGCAATTATTTTCAGTAGACCCTGAATTAATAAAATCTAGTAAAATTGAAAAAGGTACGTGTGATATAATTTTGTCTTTAATAAAAGAAATAAGTAATGAACAAGAGGCAACTATACTATCAAGCAAATAAAGAACGAATAAAAGCAAAGCAAAGGGAATGGAGAGCTAAAAATCCAGACTTGGTATATGCAAGTAAAGTTCATTTTAGAGCAAAATATCAAAAAGAATTACATGATGTTTACATTAAGGAAGTGCTAGTGAATAGAAAAGGATACAAACGCTCTGAAATAACTCCAGAACTTATCGAAATTCAAAGAAATATTATAAAACTAAGTAGATATGTTAAACGAACTAAATAAAGCCTTATTAGGGCAAATAAAGAAAATTGAATCTGAAAAGAATTTAGATACAGAGGTGTTAAAATCAAAAGAAATTTGTAGATTGAGCAATCAAGTTATAAATTTGCATAAGTTAA